AGTACCAAATCTTATCACGATAGTTATAAACTACATATCGGTCAATAGAAGTAGAAGGAGTAGCTCCACCTGAACAATAGAACCATATCACTTCATTAAATTCTTTATTAGTACCACCATAAACAAAGTCAGATTGTTCTCTATTAATGTCTTCAAACACATATCTTAGTAAAGGACAATTAAGTACATTAACTCGACCATCGTATACAAAGAAACTATCCGTGCCCATCCAATACATATTATTGTTTACATTAGCATAAGCATTAGCACCCATAATGTTTGTATCAGAGGATAAAAGTTGTAGTCCAAATACTTCGGCGGTACCTAAAAATTGTAGTGTACTCAATGAAGTGTCTGTCCATATAAGAGTTTCTTGTCTTACATTAGCTCCAGTAATAATTTTAGAGCCCTCTTTAACAAATAAGAATCCGGCTGAGTTAGCTAAGTCAGGTCTCCATACTTCTGGTTTAGGTCCTATGTCTGCATTTACATCAGCAAATCTAATTAACATAGGGTCATATGCACCACCCGAATAAGATATTAATTGGTAAGCTCCCGCTGCTGTTACGCTACCTAAAGATGATAATAATGTGTAAGTAAATGTTGTAGTTGAAGGAACAGTAACTACTTGATAGGTACCTGAATATCCAGTTGGTGTTTGACCAAATAAAAATACATAGTCATTAACTGCTATACCATGAGCAGAACCTGTAGTCACTGTAGCTGTTGTTCCGGTACTTGCAATTCCTGAAATACTAGCCCCAGCTGTAGAAGCCTCATTATAAGAAGTAGCACCTAAAGCTAGTAAGTGTCCACTTGGTGTAAATAATGTTTTTTCTGTCCCCGCTGGAACTGCAATAGCTCCGGGTAATGAACTTAATGCTACTGCTCTATTACCAAAACTTGCACTGTAAGTCCAATAATATATTATGCCACTTTGATTTAAATTAAAGATAAGGTCATTATTAAAGTTATCCATAAAAATTAATCGTAAGTTACCAATAACCGGCTCTACATCAGGTCCAGATGAATCCCATGTACTTCGACCCCATGTACCTGAGCTCCAACCATAGCCACCTACCGTAACTTCAGTTCCAATATTAATTTGAAAAGCTGCAACAATAGATGTACCTCCACCTGTAGCAACTGAAGTAGCGGTACCTGCTGTTTGAATAGTAAATGTATTACCATCAAGAACTGTTACTTCAAACTCTAAATTAAGTTGTGCAGCGGTTATTCCGCCAACTGCGGCAGACCCAGAAAAAGTAACGGAGTCTCCAGTTTCAGCTCCATGAGCTGCCAGAGTTACTGATACTTTTCCTTTGGTACCTGTAGTAGTATTAGTTGTAAAACAATTATTAGTTGAGGGAGTAGTTGAACCGATGTAAGTTACACGAATAGGAGTAATATCATATAAGGTTGTACCTGCTCGAATATAGATTTTTTTAGTAGTTCCTAGACCTGCAATTTCTGCGCCTGTATCTAAGGAATACACATATAGTTTAATTGCCTCTCCTGTATAAGGAGTAATAGTAGCTGCTTGCCACCCACCAAATTTCTCAGGATACCCTTCTCTAAAACGTACTAAGTTTCCATCATACCACCCACCCATGTTTGCTAGGTTAGTACGGTCACGGTTAATACCGGGATTAAATTTTAACTTGCTTAACGGCATACTTTATCCTTTTGACATTAACAAAGAATGCTCTGCCAATCGTCTTCTAATTAGTCCTTTAAGTTTACGTCCGCCAGCCCTACAATATTTTAGAAGAACTTCGCCAGCTCTTTTTTTATCACCACGCTTAAACGCTGAACGAACTGTACTTCGTTGAAAGCATCCCAAACCAAGATTAAAGCTAAAGCTGACAAGAGCATCAAACTCAGATTGGGTTGGTTTAACTGGATGTAATAACCTAATAACTCCCAGTTCAAATCGTTCCAAGTCACGTCTAAGTAATGCATCTATCTCAACAGTTGATAGTGTGCGATTCCATTTATGAGATAACATAGCGTGCCGACTGATAAGGTGACCAACACCAACAGTCCAATATCCGCCAGGACACTTATAAGGCGTTGCATGTGTACCCTCGAAATGTTTTATTAATTTCGTTCCCTCGACTGATACTTTCACTATTTATCCCAATGTCTAGAGCCAAACCAAAATCCTATAATAGATGATATAATTGCCATCTCTTCTGTAGAAATAACTATATTCATCGCAGTTTCAAAATCTACTCCAGTATTTATAGCCCACCATAAACCTGCTATGTCTGCAAATAAAAATATAGAGACAAAAATATAGGTGATAATGGGGCGTACACTAGCACGAAGATTAACCACCCAAGTAGAGGCGTTCTTCGCATGCTTTTCATCATGTTTATATAACGCAAGTCTTTCAGCCGCATAGGTTTCCATTTCGACTTGGTCAGTTCTAAACTCTTCAATCTTTTCTTGAGATTTAAAACCCTTTTCAGCCATAGCCAAAGAGCGTTCCATTTCAAGTTTAGCCATTGTTTCTTCATGCGCGTTGTCGCCCTTTTGTTCAAAAAACTTTAGTACACTGGGTAATCCAGATGTAGCAAAGCCTAGTATTCCTGATAGTATTGAAATCATTATTCTTCAATCCAACTTAAAGTATCTTCATCCCATGTGTAATGCTTATCGTCGTCTGGATAAGGTGTAGGTGATTCCCAACGACAAGTATCTTCATTTAAAGTCCATGATGGATAAGGTTGAGGTGCATAAAAAGCATCTCTTGTTTCGTCATAAGTATAGCCAATACCAGCATAGTTTTTTCTAAAGTTACTATTATATGAAGTCTGTACCCATACAGTAGTATTATCGTTATATAAGTTGTGTATAAAAGCTATACCTATTGATTCTTGTTCTACATTATTTTCGTCTAAAACATCTTTATTATTAACTACTATAACGTTAGTTACTATATTGTCTGTACCTATCTGTGCATAGTGTGCCATTATACTGTAAAACTCCCACTACCATTAAATGTTAATATTGAGAAATCACCTGATGTGGTTACTGTTGCGCCTGATTGAGTTCCTGTCCAGTCAAATGTAGATAATTTAACTATAACTACTCCAGAACCACCAAGACCTTGTGGAGCATTAAATCCACCACCAGAAGTATAACCCATTGCACCGCCGCCACTACCTGTATTAACTGTACCATCACCAGCAGCTCCGCCTGGGGCATTATTACCTCCAATACCACCGCCACCTGAACCTCCAGCACCTTTTCCCCCTGTGCCTCCAAGCCGTAATCCAGCACCACCACCACCACCTGCTCTAGTTACTGAACCACCTGTAATACTTGAAGCTAATCCGTTACCACCAGCACCACCTGTAGAAGTAGACCCATCACCACCATTACCACCATTATTACCTTGTCCTGCAGTAGCTGCACCACCACCATTACCAGCTGTGCCAGCAACACTAGCACCTACAGCACCAGCTCCACCGCCACCACCGCCAGCAGTAGGACTTAAAGCATAAGCACCACTACCCCCACCTGAACCACCATTACCACCTCCAACGCTAGATGAGTCCCCAGCACCATAACCACCACCAATAGCAGTTTGTGTAGTTAAACCTGAACCAGATAAAACAGAACTAACCCCTTGGTTTCCTGTTTGGGCACTGTTATTAGCTCCACCTGCTCCAATTGTTACAGTCATAGAAGTGCCACGAGTCATAGTACCTGTTGTTGCAGTTAAATAACCACCAGCACCACCACCACCTAAAGAACCACCTGAACCACCACCAGCTATTACCAAATATTCAAACGCATAATCCGCAGGTACTGCAGGTATACTGGCATTCATACCATAACCTCTGGCAGAGTTTACTGCTGATGAAGTTACTCTAGGCAAACTGTGTTAATGCAGCAAGTATTGTAAATGCAGCATCTCCTGTTTTAATTATTGTGTATGTATACGAATCAATACTGTTAGCGTTTCCTTCTGTAGGTGCAGAACCACCTTGCCATTCTGGTGTAATACTACTTCCATCAACTTGTACTACTGTATTTCTATATTCAGCACCACCTATAGTTACTAAATGAACTAATGTGATAGCTTCACCTATAGCTAATTTAGAATTTAATGTTGTTCCACTTGCTGCTCTAAAATTTATAGTCCAATCTGCGGCTGCGTTAGATGTGTAATAAATGACTGATTGTGTGTCGGTATCGTAATTAATTGTCCCTGTTGCAGCCGTTGCTGCTACTGTAACTTTTTCAGTTGAATTAACAAATGTAGTATAAGGT